AAATTTGATGAACTCAGAACGATATGCGTTTCTTTAGGGATATACCGGGAAATACCACAAAGAACTGAATTTTGTGGTAAACACGTCCAGGATAAATAATGTTTGGTATTAATAAAATGCAATCGTTTGGTGATTTAATGAAAGCGTATTTGTTACTAAACACTTTACTCGCGTCTTCGAGTGTCCCACTACTTTTAAATGATAAATGGTTAAACATGTTTATGATCATGGTCGTTACACCATTAATCATCAGTATGTTACCACGTGGTGGTAATTTAATTGGGCGTTTAGCTATAGATGCACCATTTTTAATATTGTCAACTTTATTAGGTATGGGTATGGTTGCGGGTGTATCTCAAATAAACAAAAGATTTGAAAAGGATTTCAGAGATTATGGTAAAACTACGAAGAGTACTGGTACTGTTCTAGGACTTCGCGCAGTTGGTTTACTGTTAGGATTTCTCATTTCCTATTTCATTTTTGGAAAGAGAATGTATAAACATTATAATGCTATTTAAGCGTATTTTCTTGCAAGGTAAAAGGCGACCGCCGCGACCATACCGGTCGACGCTAAGCCAATTGCACTTCTATTTCCCTGGTCGTTCAAAAACGATGGGACGAAGTTTGCGAGTTTTTCTTGAACTGGCTTACTAATTGCCGCCGCAGCACACACAGCTACAATGAGTGCTTGGAACTGGTCATCAGTAAGGTTGAATGGATTTTTAGATTCCGATTTTTTTTCGGTCGTTTGTTGTGCTACTGGTTGTTGTTGCGCCATCATCATTGGAGCTTGCATATGCATTTGCGTCATTCTTGGATCGGTACCCATCATTGGTGGTTCGAGTGGTTCCTCGGCTTGGCCCATAATATCTGAAATTGAAGTAGAGTCCATTGTCTGTTTATTTTCACTCACATTTTTTTCAGGGCTGATATTCGGCACAAAAGATGTCCCTTGATTATTATTTAAGGATACCATACCGTCACCATTATCTGAAAGATTCATCGTTCTAACGTCTGTCGCCATTTATATGTACTTATTTTTTTGATTTTAAATGATTACGCATCATTGCCCTGAAGAGTGTAGTTTGGGTATAAACACCCAAATGTTTTTATGATCCTGGGTAAATCATTTAATTTGTCATAATCACACATATCGTTATCTATATAAACGGTTTTTGTAGTATGACATATATCAACTAATATTCTATATCCGTCATCACTACCATCTGGTTTAAATTCATTATAAGCTGGATACACTACAGTGTTAGCATTTTTTATAGGTGTGTACATTCGTTTAGCAATTGATCTTATCATTTTCTTTTCGTAACTTTAAATGGTGTATTCTTTTTAACCAATTTAGGATCGCCGACTTTCATGTTTCCATGTTTCGGGTTAAACATCTTTTTATGCGTTTGCCAGTACTCTGGTGCACCAACTCTAAAATTTTTACGAATTGATGCTTTGTACCAAAAGACACAATCTTCTATTTTATTACTCTTAGAAGTATTATCCAATACCAAACATTCGTAATTTTCTGTACATGAATCCATAACTTTATTAAACATCTCAAAGGATGGAAAAATACCAAAAAAGTTTTTGAATAATTTTTCCCTATTTTGAATAATATTTTCACGTAAAATGAAAATGTAATCTATATTTGCCCTGAGTGCGGGTGGTAGATCCATACAGTACTGCATCGTTAACATGAAAAATATCTTCCAATGTCGTCCATTCATAAAGCATTGACGAATACACGTATCTTTCATAAACTTAGAATCATACATACAGTCATCTAAAAGAAGAAAAGCCCCACAATTTTGTTTACCCGCACCAACTAATCTTTTTTGTCTATCCATTACACGTTCAATAGCTTCTCTATCGTAATCACCGTATATGAATAAATCTGGTATATACTGTTGATAATAATGATTACCTTCTTCTGTTGCTGATAAAACGATACCCGCTGGTAAATGTTTTTTATGATACAGAATATCAGTAACAAGGGTTGATTTACCCGTATTACGTTTACCTATAAAAACACATACTTTATCGTCTGCCATTCTTTCAGGTTTAAATTTTCTCAACTGAAGATTCATCTATAATATCGTGTCGTTTTATTTCATAAAATTTTACTCACGTAAAGTAAGAATGGCTGGTCGATTAAACCTTGCTATCACGGGTATCCAGGACCAATGGCTTACTGGGGAACCCGAGTTTTCGTATTTCCTGATGAATTTTAGAAGACATACTAAATTTTCAATTGAATCTATCGAAACACCTTTTGATGGTGATATTGATTATGATGCATCGGTAGAATGCCGTATACCCAAAAACAAAGGAGATCTTATTCGAAGTACAATGCTTAAATTTACTTTACCTAAACCAACGACACCTGATAAATCATTTACAGTGACTGCCGCCGGTGGTAAATATTTTATAGACGGTGATGAACAGGCAACATTGACTTTATACGAAGGTACGACATATACCTTCAACAATGCAAGTCATCCATCACATCCGTTTAGATTTTCTACAACGGCTTCACCCAATTATTCCGATTACACAACTGGTGTTACTGATCCGAGTACAGCTACGGTTACATTTTTAGTACCAGTTGGTGCACCATCAACTTTATACTATTACTGTGCTGCACATAACGGTATGGGTGGTCAAATAAACGTGAAAACGCTTCGGTACCGTGAGTCTATAGGTGCACATATAATAGATCACGCCGATCTTGTTATTGGTGGGCAAACCATAGAGAGAATAACGGGTGATTATATTTACATGTATGATCAAATACACAGTAATAAAGATGATATTGATCAAACACTCTACTTCTTAACAGGGCATGGTAATTACATAGACGTAGCGTACGATTGGGATTATAGTGTATTATTACCATTTTATTTCTTTAGAAACCCAAGTTTAGCTATACCTGTGTGCGCCTTAACAAAACAACTGGTAGAAGTACGTATAAAGTTTAAAAAAGTTGAAGACGTCACTGTATCATACGCGAGAACAGGTGGTGATGTATCTGATACACCGTCAAGTGTTTCTTCTTCTATCAAAAATGTTTCTCTCGTGACAGATTTCTTTTTCATTACAGAAGATGAAAAGAATTTCCTTCTTACACGCCCCATAGAATACGTTATAAACCAACTCCAAATGTCTCAATTTAAGTTTAAACCAGGTGAATCTAAAAAATCTGGTATGCTTAACTTTAAAAACCCTGTCAAGGAAATGTTCTTTTTGGCTATAAGCGATGATGTATACAAATACGAACCAATAAAACAAGTTACTATGAAATTTAACAATAACGTAATCATAGACGCTGATAATTTAATGCTCAGTTACGAACAACCATTAAAGTACTATACGGGGGTAACGGGTAATAAATTTGGTGTCTATAGTTTTTCTCTTAAACCGGAAACGTATTACCCTACTGGTCAGGTTAACATGAGTAGAATAGCACACAATTTGATAGATATTGAACTCGATTCACCAGACGCGAGTTTCGGGCACAAAGTTTACGTATACGCTGTAAACTATAACGTTTTACGTATAAGCAGCGGTCTCGGGGGTTTAAAATTTTAGTCAGTTATACTAGTAATGGCTGGTCGTGTTCAATTAGAAACATCTGGTCCACAGGACGCCTTTTTTACAGACAACCCCGAATATACCTATTTCATAAAGAATTTTCAAAAACATACAAACTTTGCACCATTCTTTGTTGATTTAGATGTTGAAGGTGAAGTAGAATTTGGGAACACTATTCGATGTACAATCCCACAAAACCAAGGTGATCTTCTTAAGACAGTGAGTATGAAAGTTGAATTATCGGCTATAGATCAAAGTTTAACATCGGGGTATGATGGATTTGGGTACGTCGAGTCTATAGGTCACGCCATGATTGAGCATGTAGAAATTCTCATAGGTGGTCAGGTTATTCAGCGTATACCAAGTGATTTTTTAGCTATATATTCAGATAATTATGTTACACAAACAAAACAACATAATTTAGCGAAACTTATTGGGAAACCACCTTTAGAATTTTCGGGTACACCTGTATCGAACAATGATATATTAGGATATCTTGGTTTTGCTACATCTAATCAGAAGTATTTTGTTGATATACCGTTTTACTTTTATAATAACCTGGAATTGGCTGTACCACTTTGTGCTATAACGGGTCAGGAAATTGAAATTATTATTAAGTTAAGGGATGCAAAAGATTGTATATATGGTAGACATACATCAGACCAAGAATCTTATTATACGGGATTATCACCAACTGGTCTCATAAAAAGTTTAAAATTAACAACAGAAATGATTTCTCTAGACGAAGAAGAAAAACAGATGTTATTAAGTAAAAAAATAGATTATATCATCACACAAGTACAAGAAAGTAAAGGAATTATACCTGTGAACACAACATCGATATTTAAACATAAACTTGAATTCAAAAATCCAATAAAAGAACTTTTTTTCGTTATTCAGCGTATAAGAAAAGTCGTTAATGGGTTTTTTATAAGTTCTTTTAATTATGATTCACCAAATCAGGTTATTAATAACCTATATACAAATTATGAAAATCTAAATAATCTTGAACTTACACTCGATGATTCTATAATTTTAGATAATGTTACTGGAAACGCTATAAACTTACGCGCGGTACAGAGTGGTATACACCATTCAAGAACGCAATTATTTAGAAGATACTATTCGTATAGTTTCGCACTTGAACCAGAACGGTGGTATCCAACCGGTCAAAGAAATTTTAGTTTAATTAAAGAACAGTTTGTAAAACTTGATTTACATCCAGATAATGTTGCTGATAGAGAACTTAGAGTTTTAGGCCTAAGTTATAACATACTCCGTGTAGAAAACGGAACTGCTAAAACACTGTTTAATTTATAATGAATCAACAAGAAAAAGACGCAACCGAAAACTTAATTGAGCAGGTCCAGGACTCTGCTATTAACATTATTCAACCCGTACTCGAAAGAACGATGGTTCTCGCAGCTGAATACGCCAGGGCTTCCGGTAGAGATATGGTACTCGGTGAAGATTTGGAATACGCTATGAAATATTGTGCCATGAACGAAGTTGGTAAGAAAATGGGAACACATTTCCCAGAAATATACGAAGAATCTTCCGATGAAGAAGACCAGGAGGAAGAAGATATTGATTTTGAAGATGAAGAAATTCCTTTTACGAGATACACTGGACGCGAATATAAGTTTGTCAAAATGAATATGGCGTATGATACTTGGGATGCGTGGGAACCAAAAAATCCGTCAGAATTAATGTTAAAAAATGCTATAGATAGTAATGAACACATCGGAACCTGAAGGGTACGAAGGAACGTCTAAACATTTTAAATTATATGATGACGATGATAGTTCTGATACTGAAAGTGATTCCGATACAGAAACAGATTCGGGATCCGACTCAGGAATAGAACGTATAAATGTTGGTATGTTAAAAGGATATATGAAACCGAAACACTATAAAAAAATTTTAATAGAAGAAGATTTACTCCCCGATTAAAATCTCAGGATACTATATATAAAAATGTCTACTGCTGCTGAAACTGTTACGCTCGTCGCTCGTGAACTCGAGTCCCAATCCCTCAACGCCGTCGTTGCCGGCTTCTCCTTCGCCGCCGCCCTCTCGTGGATGGACTTGGTCAGATGGACTGTTAACCAAGTTGTTAAGGTCAACAAGAACGGTGGTATGAACTACACGCTCACGGCCTTGTTTACGACGCTCTTGTCCATCTTGGTCTACGTTGGTATCTCTCGTGTGTCTACACGTGTGCAAAAGCCAGCTCAACCAATCTTCGCGGTTACTCGATAAATTTAGGTTTACGCATAACCAATAGTAAAAATAAACCGGTTGCAATTACCATAAATATAGATATAAACGCATCCCATCTACGCGGATCCTCCATTTCGGGGATACTCATAGGTGGTGGAAGAGCAAAGTCTCGTTCCACTTTAGCAATATTCTCAAGTTTATCAGTTGAACACGTCACTGCAAGTTTAAGTATATGATTCGCATTTCTAAAATCATATGGTATTAACCGATTATTACTACTGTAATAAAACTGAACACGTAAACTCGATATCGTTTTTTGTGATCCAGAATCAAAATTGTGTTCAACTGTATCGTCAACACCCGAAAAGTTAATCACGTCCCCACAGAGAAGTATACGTCCTGTATAAAAAGGTGTTTCCGAAAATACTGTTTTGTTAAATTCATCTGAGCCACTACTTAATTTAACTATAATTGCATCGGGACCCTGTAAATTAATACTCCCAGTTTCTAATGAACTTGAAGTTGATGACACGTTTGAAGCAGGTAAACCTAAAACATCGTGGGGTGTTGTGTACCCACTTGTACCAGATGTATAACTATTCGTACCAGTATAAAACAAAAATGTAAAATCACTTGACCCTGTAAACGTTATAGCATTCGTATCTTTATCAAAAGTTGTATCTGTAATTATAGTACAGTTGGTATTAATAGCTTCGGCTAATTCTTCTCCGTTATAGTTTCCAATTGGTATAGTTACCGTTTGAGTGGTACCACCGTTTGTTAAAACATCAAATTGATTGTTCCTGGAGTGTATAAGGTACTGACTATTATGTATACGTGCTGATATAAGTGAAATTTTAGTTACGTCATAAATAGGGTTTTTTAGATGTACGACATAATCACTTGGATTTGAATACAAAACAGGGTCTCGTTCACCACTGTCTATATCTAAGGTATGTACCTTCATTAAAATATAGGAGCATTATTTTAATGAGTGTATGTCTCAATTTTTTAGTTATTTAAGAAAGACTATGAACTAATGGGTTACTTGAAAGTTGTCTTCTAGCTGTATCCAAACTCATATTTGTAGCATTTGGATTTTCGTGTCCCTTATAAGCATTGAATTTATGATAATCGTTATGTCTATATTGTTGTGTCCAAGCACCATTCGCAGCATTTACTCGACCATCAATTCTCGTTGTATCAGAGCGAACACTTGTAACCATACCTCCTTGGTTAAGTGCATCGGCACGAACGTTCATTCGCCCTGGACCCGCAGCTCTATTTGGTTTACCACGGCGGTCGTCTGGTCTGAAACCGTATTTTGTAAGTTCTTCGGCTGTGTACGCAGAACCGAATGTTCTCTTTTCACCGATCTTAGTCGCTGGTGTATTCAAGTATCCACCAACAAAGCTGCTAATACCTGGGGCTGGTTGATTATTGTATTGATATTGTTCTATAGCACCATCAGCTTTGTTTCGTGTTGGTTCCTGAGCACGTGTAAGTGCAGAAACCGTTCTCTTCGCAGATGCAAAATTTAATGTATCGGTTCTGGAACCAGTTTCCGATCTATTTGTTGTTCTCTTTGTGCGTTCATGTTCTGCTCTTGGCGTTCTACCAGTCATACCCTGCGCTCTACCTGCAACTGGAGGAAGACGACCATGTAAAAATGCAGTCTTTTCTGGTCTATTGTGTGAAACTTCACCGACAATACCACGTCTACCACCCTTAGCATCATATGCTGGACCCGACCTACCAGGTAAAGTCGTTAAGCGATACGCACCAACATTTTCCGGATTAACACGAAACAATTGTTGATTACCCCCAAATGCGGGAACTTCTGGTCCAACACCCAAACCCGGTCCGACGAGTTGTTTTTCAATTGGTGAAAGATTATTCATTCTCCCCGCGTCATACATACGATTTCTCATAGACAAAACTTCACCACCCGAAGAACGTTGTTGTGGAGCAATTTGAGCGAACGATCCCATTTCTTGTTTTGAATTATATGATGGTTCTACTAATGGTGATAAAGGTCCTAAATAGTCTGTTTGTTGAGTAACCTCCATATTAGAAAAATCAGAAACTACCTCTTCTTCTTCTATTGGGTTACCTTCTACTGTGTATTTTTCGTCTGGTTGACTTAATTTTCTACCGGCATAAACTAAGCCGGCTATAGCCATTATAGATATAGGATCAGCCATTCTTATTTCTTAGCGAGATTTTTATTGAGGTATCTTTGCTGAAACAAACCATTTTGCATTTCAGCTCTGGTACTCGATGGTTCATATGATTGTGTTCTAAGTGGTAATTTACACTCGACATTTTGAAGTGGGTGAAAATTTCTTTCGTAAGTCTTCGCTAAAACTTTATTGAAACGAGATGTACTTTGTGGTCTGAGTTGATCAGATGCGTCAATGTACTGTGCTGGTGAACCTTTACCCGCCATATATGGAGCGGTACCATATAACATGGTGTTTGGTCTACTTGACCCATAGTTAAGGGTACTGGGCTGAGGATATACAAAAACTTCTTCGGTCGCGCAAACGGCTGGAACCGCGTGATCTTGAACCACTTTCATTCCTGGTTGGAGTTGATACGCCATTTATTATTACAAAAGATTTTGTTTATGGAAATCGAGTATCTACTACTTTATTATTTAAATTGTTTAAAATTAAGGGGCTAATCCCGAACCTCTATGCATACCACTTCTTTTATCACCGTTTGGATCGAGTCCCGCGAACGCTTCAAGTTGAACCCCTCTCGCGTCTGGGTTACACAATCGTGGGTCTTGGCGACACGTATTATCTCTTTTACCATGGATAAATTCATAATATGGTGTGCCACCGATGGATGTATCTGGCATACTTACAAACTGTCTCGATAGTGCGTTTCTTTGATATTCTGGCATAGATGAACGCGAACGAGATGGTCCGTATTTGATATCACCTGTAAGAAAATTGTTTACTGGGGTTTTTACGGTTGGGTAATGACATGACTGAGGTCTGTCTGGTCTATCTGCGTAATCCGACATGAGAACATTTCCCATAGGATTATCTTTTGTTGGCATTGAACATTCTTTACCTATATTATTGTATACATTTGTTGGTCGTATAACACCTTCTTTCACCATATTGGATTTTTCCATTATATAAAGAACACCAAGTGCGGTTGCACCCAAAACAAATATACGTGCATCACGGCGTATGAGGTATATTATACATGTCGCATAAATTATAAAACGAGCAGTTGCGTTAACACGGTCTGCTGAAGATTGCGTCTTTGACGGCCAAAATTCATGAACTTTGTCTACTCGAACCAATTGTTTTGGATCTTCAAACCAAGATGTCATTTATATATAGTGAGTTTATTTTTTCATCATACCACCCAACATACCCTGCATAGTTTTCATCAATGCAGCTTCGTCAAGTTCACTTCCATCTTCACCCATTTTATCTGCACACTGCTTTGCAACTGTCTCAATCATAGAAAGTGTGTCTTCTGGGATAGAACTAATGGTTGTACCAAGCATGTATAGCGTCTGAACATATTGCCAAATTGCACTTTTTGTATTCTCGGACGCTGTTCCCCAATGTTTTTCAAGGTTTACACCTTTCATGAAATCTAAATTCTTGGATTCTTCAATGAAAAATGTCTCGTCTTTAGCCGAAATCTTATCAGCATACGGTGCAACACCGTTCATAAACCCATCTACGACTAAGCGTGGGTTCGAAGCTTTCATTAAATCGAAAGCCGATAAACACTTTTTCAAGCCTTTTTCTTCTGGAAATGTCTTGTGTAATTCCACAAGAAATTGACCCATCATATCATTAAATGCAGTCACGGAAGTCATATTATACTGTAAATACGTATATTATCTTTAAGTCAGAAAATTAAAATGGCTCCGTTGATATGGTCTCTTTCTTACCTAGTCCGTTAGTAACAATAAAAAATACTAAAATTGCGGTGAGTGCGGCTGGTTTCGTATATGCACTCACTGGAAGCTTACCTTCGTTGTTGATCTTTGCTTTAAAGTGTATGTATCCTGCGGTTATAAAACCGGCGATTATTCCGGCCCACGCGGGGTCTCTTAAATAGTCTTCAAACTCCATTTAATAGTACCCAACTTTTTTTGCACGGGTCTCTGATGCATCTGGAAATAAAACACCTTCTTCTTCCTGTTGTTGTGGTGGTTGTGGTTTTGTTGCAATAGTTCGAAATTCGTTATCGAATGGGGATGCACGCTCTTGTTCTGGTTCCATCATTTGTTCTGGTACCGGAGGTTCCATAGATTGTTCCATTGGAGGTTCCATAGATTGTTCCATTGGAGGTTCCATAGATTGTTCCATTGAAGGTTCAGCATCAAATGGCTCTTCTGACGTTTCCTCTTCGTATCCATCAATCAGGTCAGGGTCTTCAGAATCACCGACTTCAGCTTCACCAACATCCAAATCTTGACCTTCTTGCGTTTGGGACATATACGTTTGTAAAATCTGTTGTACGGGTATAAGTTCTTTTACAGATGTCTCGATACATATACAAAAACGTTCGTACAATTTATCGTTTCTCTCGTGTTCATTTTGCGTTTCGTGATAAATATATGGGTCTCTATATAAATCTTTAGCTGCGTTGTTATAACACGTTTGGATGAAAACTTCATTTGTTGGGAGTTTCAACGAAATTTTCTTATTATCTTTATTCAATCGAACCGCGGATAAAATTTTAACACAACTTACAAAAACCGCAGCCAATAAGTCGTTAAACCATGCACATCTATTTGTTATATTATCAGTGTGTTGTTTAGACATAGCATCACTCCAATTTGGAACTTCTTTCAAGAGTTTTTGATACATTACAAGAACCTTTCGACCTTTTGTGAGTTTGTATGCTTCTTCATACATGGTTTCATACGTTTCAATCATAACTGGGCACATAAGTAAACATAATTGACCTATGTATTCACGTTTTGCTTCAACGAGTATATTTAAAGGGTCGCTCATATTTGTAGTATATTTACATATTTAAACTTTAAGTCTCTCACGCATTACTTATTTTCCCCTGTATTTATTTGCCGCTTTTTTAAGGTTTACGAGTGTTGGAAAATCCTCTGGATCTTCTGGATCTTCGCGTTGTTCATTTTTTCGTGATTTTTTAATTGGTTTCCATGAAATACATAATTCGTATTCTCCTATAATCTGAACTGTAAATCCACCTATTTCGAATTGTCGTTTTATATACTGTAGCGCTTTTACCCTGTTAAAATGTGGGTATCCCATGACAAAAGATGGTATTTGGCAAAATAAATATTTATGACCCAAATCTACCGACTGGCGTATTTTCTTTGAAATCTGTTCATAAATTTTGGTATATGTTTCTTTTTTCAAATGATTTCTCT